GGTATATATAAAAGTGGTGATTCTACTACTAGTAAGTATAAATCAGTTTCAAAAGGAAATAGAGCAAATTGGTTAAAAGAATCTTATGGACAACAGTTTCAAGGAAACTATTCTAAATTAATTAAAGCAGCTGATCAGTTAGAAGCAGCAGGTGAATCTAAAAAAGCTAAAAGAATATCAGATGCAGCAGATAAATTTTTTGGTCCAAATGGTATTATTACAAATGCAAAAGGAGAAGGAGAACACGCTTTAGCTAGAACTTTTGATTTATTAAATCCCGACAGGCAACTCGCAGTAAATAGTTTAGTTTCAGGAGACTTAAATCAATTTAAAAAAAACTTTTTTGATGTTCCTGTTAAAAGATATTTTGATGAATATAATAACCCTGAGACTACAGCAGTTAGAAGAAAAGAATTGAAAACATTAATTGAAGATAGAAAAAAAACTATGAACTCTTTAACTGGAGGACAGACAAAAGGAATAGTTGCAGGAGACACGGTTAAATTTCAATACAAACCAAATAAAATAATTGCAACTTCAAACGTTGAAGCAATTGATACTGCATTTAAAAAAGGTAATTTTAATATAGACGACTATGTAGCAAAAGGAACTGCTTACAGTGATGCTTTTAAAGTTGTTGGAAATAAAGCAAGAATTTTTACAAAAACAGGAGATATAAAATCAACTTATTCAAAACCCATAAATGAAACAAAAGCAACTGCAATTCAACAACAAATAAAAAATCAATTTTGCCCTGGCAACAGATCAGGTGGTACACCTGGTTCATGTGATATTAGCGAAGCTATGGATAATATGCTAAAAAAAACTAACGCTGTTAAACAAGGTACAATTAAAGGTGCTGAAGCAACTAGAATTGCACAAAAAGCATCTAAGGTTGTAAGGTTTGGAACTGGAGTAGGTTTAGCTAAATTCTTAGGACCGTTAGGATTAGGTGCAGAAGCTGTGTTTGAAGTTGCAATGGCAGTTCCTGGTTATGGAAAAGGTAAGAGTGGTCAAAGAATTTTAGGAGATAGTTTACTAGGATTAATTCCTGGTGTTGGTCAAAGTGAAAAAGAAGAGTTTGCAGAATATGCAACTAAAGATGGCATGTCACAATTAGAACAACAAAAAATAAAAGATGTAAATAGATTTTTAGAATTGAATGAGTCTTTACCTAGTGCTCAAAAAAATATAGGTAAGGGACAAAGAGGTGACCCATTAGCAGGAGCAAAAACTTTTACTAAACAATATAAAGAATTTAGTCCTCTTTATGATCAATTTGTCGGAGGACCTCCTTCAGAATCTGCTAGCACTGCTTTTGCAGAACAACAAAGAATAAATGATTTAATTAAAGCCGATGAATTAGAAAGAGCTAGAAAAAGAAACATTGCTATGAATGAAGATTTCATGGCAGCAGGCGGTGGTATTGCAAAAGAAGCAGGTGATAGATCAGGCCCTGCACCAGAATCAGGACCGAACTCACAAGGGTTGCAAGGTCTATTTAATCGTGTTAAGAAGATAAAGGAGTAATAAATGGCAGATATAGATAAAGGACTCCCTAACACAAGAACTAAAATTGACATTCCTTCAGAAGAAGAGATGGCAGAAGAAGTTAGTGTTCAGGAAGAAGATATTCAAAAAGGACCTGTAGAGGTTATCCCAGAAGAAGACGGTGGAGTTACATTAGACTTTGAACCAGGATCAATTAATGTACCTGGAACAGAATCACACTTTGATAACTTAGCTGATATTTTACCAGATGATATTTTAGATCCAATCGGAAATGAAATGGTTCAAAATTACATGGACTACAAATCATCTAGAAAAGAATGGGAAAGCTCTTACACAACAGGATTAGATTTACTAGGTTTTAAATATGAAAATAGAACTGAACCTTTTCAAGGAGCTTCAGGTGCAACACACCCAGTACTAGCAGAAGCTGTAACTCAGTTTCAAGCTCAGGCTTATAAAGAATTACTACCAAGCGATGGACCAGTAAGAACACAAGTGATTGGTAAAAAAAATCCACAAACAGAACAGCAAGCACAACGTGTTAAAGACTACATGAATTATTTAATCATGGACACGATGAGTGAATACGAATCAGAATTTGATTCTATGTTATTTCATTTACCATTAGCTGGATCTACATTTAAAAAAATTTACTACGATGTACCACTTGGAAGAGTGGTGTCTAAGTTTGTACCAGCGGATGAATTAATTGTTCCGTACACAGCTACCTCATTAGATGATGCGGAAGCAGTTATTCATACCGTGAAAATTTCTGAAAACGAATTAAGAAAACAACAGGTCGCTGGATTTTACAGAGATGTAGAATTAGGAAGTCCTGGTACAGATACTAATGGAGAATTAACTAAAAAAGAACGTGAGTTAGAAGGAACTAAAAAAACAGGAAAAAATGAAGACGTGTACACTTTACTAGAGTGTCATGTTAATTTAGATTTAGAAGGTTTTGAAGATGTTGGTGAAGATAAAGAACCAACAGGAATAAAATTACCTTACCTCGTTACAGTCGAAGAAGGTAGTAGATCAGTTTTGTCTATTAGACGAAACTATGCGCCCGATGATACAAAGAAAAATAAAATCCAATATTTTGTCCACTTCAAATTTCTGCCAGGACTAGGATTTTATGGCTTTGGACTCATTCACATGATTGGCGGATTGAGTAGAACGGCAACGGCTGCTCTCCGTCAATTATTAGATGCTGGAACTTTAGCTAACTTACCTGCTGGATTTAAACAGCGTGGAGTTAGAGTTAGAGATGAGGCATCACCAATACAACCAGGTGAATTTAAAGATGTAGATGCACCCGGTGGTAATTTAAGAGATGCATTCTTTCCATTACCATACAAAGAACCAAGTCCAACACTTCTGCAATTATTAGGAGTAGTTGTACAAGCAGGTCAAAGATTCGCGGCTATTGCTGATATGCAAGTAGGTGATGGTAATCAAGGTGCTGCAGTAGGAACTACAGTTGCACTTCTTGAGAGAGGATCACGTGTAATGTCTGCTATTCATAAAAGATGTTATGCAGCCATGAAGAATGAATTTAAATTACTTGGAAAAATAGTTGCTCAATACTTACCACCTGAATATCCTTATGATGTAGTAGGAGGAGAGAGAAATATTAAACAAACTGACTTTGATGATAGAGTAGATGTTGTACCAGTTGCAGACCCTAATATATTTTCAATGTCACAAAGAATTACACTTGCACAAACGCAATTACAAATTGCAACAAGTAATCCACAACTTCATAATATGTATCAAATCTATAGAAACATGTATAATGCAATTGGTGTAAAGGACGTAGATGCAGTTTTACCTCCACCACCACCAGAAGCACCTAAAGATCCAAGTTTAGAGCACATTGATGCAATGGGTGGTAAACCTTTTAAAGCGTTTCCAGGTCAAGACCATCAAGCACACATTACAGCTCACTTAAATTTTATGTCTGTTAACATGGTAAGAAATAATCCACCTGTTATGGCTGCAATTCAAAAGAATATATTAGAACACATTTCAATTATGGCTCAAGAACAAGTTCAAATGGAGTTCAAAGAGCAAATGATGCAAATGCAAATGCTGCAACAACAAGCAGCAACCAATCCACAGGCTCAACAAATGTTACAACAGATAACTCAATCTATTGAAGGTAGAAAAGCAGTGTTGATTGCAGAAATGACTGAAGAATTTATGAAGGAAGAAAATCAAATTACTTCTCAATTTGATAATGACCCTCTATTAAAGTTAAAATCACGTGAAGTTGACCTTAGAGCAATGGAAAATGATAGAAAAAAAGAAGCTGATGAGAAAAAAGTTGAACTTGATAGAGCAAAATTGATGCAAGCAAGAGATTTAGCTGAAGATAAGATGGAACAAAACGAAGAATTAGCAGAATTAAGAGCAGGAGTAAGTCTTGCAAAAAAAAATAATGCTAATATAAACTAGTAAAGGTAAAAACTATGATGAACTATAAAAAAACAAAAAATGTTAAGGTTCCAAGTCAGAATGTAGAGGTAGATCCAAGATCTAAAACTACAGCTGATGGTTCTTTCAACTATATTCCTACTGGAGACAAGGAAAAAGTTGGTGGACAAAGAAGAATGTTAGCAAATAAGAAAAAACCGGCTACTTGGTACTAACATGTGGTTATCGGCAATCAAATTAGCCGTTTCTGCTGGAAGTAAAATTTATGCTAATAAGCAGAAGACGAAAATAGCTATGTCAGATGCACAGCTGATGCATGCATCTCGTATGGCCGAAGGAAAAGAAGCTTACCAAGGAAAATTATTAGAAGCACGTCAATCGGACTGGAAGGACGAGGCAGTTTTGAT